CAAGACTCGGATCTGCTCGTGCTTCGTGCCGCCTTCCTCGTAGTACGCCTCGGTGATCCGCGCCTCGGTGATGATCGGCTTGCCGTAGAACAGCTCCCAATCCCACCAAATCAACGCCGACGGAGGCACCTCGATCAGATACGGGCGGAGGTCGAGGTTGCGGACGTCGGCGCTCGATGCTCCCGGTGGCGCTTGCGGATATTCCACCTGGATCACGGAGAACCCCTCAGACAGCGCCGTCTCGAACACATCCTTCATGAAGGCCGTCAGCGACCGCCCCTCATTCGTGATGTTCGGCACCCACTCATCGACCAGCCGCTCCGGGCCGTCAACCACCACCTCCCGGTCGAACACCTGTCCGGTGTGGCTCATCACGGTTCGCCGGAAAGCGTTGTACAGGAACGTTCGGCTCAGCCGGTTTTCATACGGCTTGTTGAGTTCCCCCTCCTCTTGCGGGAGGTACGCCGTGCGGGCGGCCCGCATCGCAGCCGTGCCGCCCATGAGGTGCCGCGGGAGCTGCCGCTTTGCTTCGTATTCCGTCCATAGTTCGCTCGGTGTCCCGATGTCTTCGGCCATCTCAAGCCTCCCTTAGAGGTAGTCCTCTTCGCTGACCTTGCCCCGCTTGGTCATCAGCATATATCGTGTCTCGTCTGCGATGTGGTCTTCGGAATTCGTGTCTACATCTTCCGGGTTGATCAAGTCACGCGGCAGCATCGGGACCGTCCTGATCCAGTCACGGCAACTGTTGAAGATGAACATTCCGGGGATCTCCCGGTTGCCTTCGGCGGCGGGCTCGAGGACGCGACGCAGCGCATCCCACCCGTTGACCCTCGACCCCGGCCCCTTGTTGGCTTTCGTCCAATAGACGCCGTCGAACTTCTCGTTCCCGTCAGGGTCTTTGAACTCATCGGCCAGCGTGCGCTGGTGGCCCTCCTGAGCGTATATCTGCGTGTCCGCTGGCCCGGGCCTCACCTTGACATTGAGTCGTTTCTCGCGGGCCTGTACGCCGCGGGCGGCCTTTGCTGCGGTCATCCGGCACCCCTCGTTCGGGTTGTCGCTGTCCCCGCCCGTACCGTACCACTCCGCGATGCGGATCAGGCTGCCGCGGGCGAACACCAACGTCTTGCCATCCGGCAACTCGACGTCCTCCCCGTTTGCTATCGTCCACCAGCCCACGGAGAACGGTTTCGCTGAGCCCCAATCGAGCGCCCGGTAGACCGGCCAATTCTCCGGCACCGGGAACGGCTTGATCACCACGCCCTCGAGCCCCTTGTCCGTGAGCACGTCATCGAACATTCCACCGGACGGTACGATGTTGAAGTCGCCGTTGAGCCACGCTCGCCGCAGCCATTCAGGTTTCACGAGGTGCAACCGTGTGATGTACTCGGGATCGGACTCGATGAGCGCCGGGTTATCCTCGACCCTCGCCGGGATGAAGACTCGCCGCCATTCCTTCATCTCGCCATCGACCTTGATCCTCTCGATGATGTGTTCGAGCGGCGGTGCCGGATCGACGTACCGGGCCTTGATCCACGAGTGCCCGATGCCACCCGGGTTGAAGTTGAGGAGCATTTGACAGGGCACCCCGAAGGCGGAGCGGAGGCAGCCCCGGAGCAGCTCGATCGGCCGGAACGCCGAGTAGGTGCCCGCCTCCTCGATCCCGATCCATGTGTAGGCGTGGCCCTGATACAGAACGGCGTGCGCCTCCCGCTCGAGGTAGCGAAGGCGAAGAACGCCCCCGCCCGGCAGCCTCCAATACGGACGCCCTCCACCCACGTAGAAGACACCACCGAGGGGAGCGAAGACCCGCCTTGAATCCTCGATCAGATCCTCGAGATCGACAAAGCGCCGCCGGAAGAGCACCCCGCGGGCGTAGTATCCCCACGTCAGCGCGTGCTCTGCGAAGTGCATCAGGAACCCGTAGCTCTTGCCCCCGCCCCGAGCGCCGCCGTACCCGATCTCGTCAGCGTCTTCAAACATGAGCGCGGTCTGCGGCCCGGGATTCGGCTTGTGGGGACGGTCCGAGAAGTAGCTGTCGGCCATCTCATTGAAACCGATCACCTCCGCGAGCAGCCGCCGCCGGGATGGCGATGACATCGTGAGCTTGAGAAGTTCGGCTCGATCGTCGGCCTCAAGGCTCGGACTTTGAAGAGCCCGGACTAGGTCGTCAAGCGACCAGTCAGACGGGGCCGTCGCCGCCGTCATCCCGGAGCCCCCTCGCGATCAGCTCAGCTAACCGCACATCGCGCTCGATGGGCGTAACCAAACGGATCGGAGCCCCTCCGATTCCGGCAATTTCAGCGGTGAACCGCTCGCGGTACAGCTCCGGCTTGTGAGCCTTGAGCAGAAATATCGCGGCGGTGGTGTCGTCAATCGTGGCGCGGTGGATGAGCGAGCCCTCGACAACGTCGATCGCTTCCGAGAGCGAATCTTTCCATTCTTGCGCGAAGGCCGGGTCATTCCGCTTGTGTTTGTAGACCGTGTCCCGCTTGACCTTGACCTTTTTACACGCGAACGCGACGTTCCCCGTGCTCGCCAACACGGCAAGAAATTTCGGCCGCCACACCTCGGCCTTCACCAAATCAAGGCCGGGTATTTCCGGGCGGTCTTTTTCTAGTGTCCCTTTGTGTACCATCTGCCCTCACATAAACTATATGCTCAGGATCGGCTTCGCGCAAGAGAGAGCCCCCAGTGTCCCTCCCACGCAAGGTGGAAAAACCCGGGGGCTCAGTCCGCACCCTGGACCCGATTGGAGGTGGATCTTGAGGTGGGGCTCAATCCTATCACACAAAAAAGAGCGCCCCGCCGTGTTTGGGAAGCGGGACGCTCAGGGGACGGGCATGATGAGTACCCGAACCTTATTTTACACAAAGATCGGAATCTCTCCCTCCATTATTTCGCGAAGATGGGCGGCGATCGCTGTCATCGCGGCGAGCTTCCACCCACCACCGATCACCTCATAGAGCCCGATCTGCGGTTTCTGATTCTCGTCACCGCCCCGCAACCGGAGGATGAAGTCCGATGGCGGCTGCTCGATCTCAACGAACGTTCGCCACGGGCACAAGCTCACCGGGTTCGGAACCTCGACGTGCGTGGCCCTCGTCACCCCTGCCGCGGCGTTGACTTGCTGAGTCACCCCGTCGTCCTCGTAGGTGGTCACCCGCCCGGCCTTGAGCGTGCCGACGAGACGGAGGACATCATCGAGTTCGTCGGTCCTCACAAAACACGCCTGAGCCATCGTCACGAAGTCCTCTTGTGAGAGCCAATTTTCGAACGGAAACGAGCCGCGGTCTGGAGAGTTCGCGTATGCAAGAATTCCCCGCCTCTTGTGCTTGTCAGGATTGCCCAACAGACACACCGACTCGGGCGTCGTCACGACAGCGCCGAAGATCGGCACCCCGCCCACGAAGAGACACTCGGCCAGCTCCGCAAAGCCGCCGAGCGTCGAGAGCGTGATCGCGTCAAGCTCCACATCCATGATCTCGCGACCGCGGTAGAACGTGCGGCCGTCGATTTCTCGGGGAGTCTCCCCCTGGAGCGTCAGTTCCTCGATCTTTTCAATGAAATTTCTGTCGATCATTCTCCACCTCCAAAGTCTTCGGCCGCCTCGATCACCTTGCCGTCACCGGAGTCCGACTCCGACTCTTCAAAGAGACCCGGCTGCCGTGGGTCATTCTCGACGGCCCGTAGACCGTCCCTCGTGTGGATCAGGTACGCCGTGCCCGAGAACGCGACGGGTTGCGCGAGCTTCGAGCTGATCGAAACCTCGATCCCCATCATCTCGCGCTGCCGGTCGGGCTTCACCTTGACGGTCAGGGTCACCCGGCGCATCTCCTCCGCGTCAGTGTTCGGGTCGTTGATGTTCTCGAGGATCGCCTCAAGCGCATCGTCCACCAGCTCAATCGCAGCTCCCCGCCGGAGCGTCGCAATCGACAGTTTCTCTATCTTTTCCGAAGACATCGTCCACCTCCAGTTCTGTTTTCTCGTCATCGGCGAGAATCTTGATTGTACCACCGCAGATGACGCACCGGGCACCGGCTTCGTGCTCGGGATTGAAAATGTGGGCGACCGTTCCGCACTCTTCGCACTTCGCGTTCATCGCGTCGGGCAGCTCGTTCCAGACCATGACTCTCTCCTCTCGCTGGTAGCACACGACTAGCAGGACCATCCCGGCCGCGACCAGCCCGAGCCCCGAGAGCCCGAAGCCGACGCTGACCATCCAGTATTTCGTCATCGACACCATCGCCGCGAGAATCATCCCCACCAGCCCGACGGTGATCATGGCCCGCGACACCGTGAGCGTGTCGGTATCCCTCATTCAATCACCTCCCGGACCATCCTCACGCTGACCACTTGCGCCGCCGGGATGAGGTCGAATATCTGCCGGTCCGAGGTCACCCCCTGATGGATGACGAAAACCGGGCCGAGAATTGGATGCGTCATCGGCACGATCTCCTCCACCCCGTTCATCCCCCGCTGGTAGCTCACCACTCCGCCGCGTTTCAGGCACAGCTTGAAGACCGTCGCGCTTTCCATCAGTTCGATCATCCGACCCCCCTTCGGTTTCGGCTATGAATCCCGGATACGGAGCGATCAGCCGCTTCCACCACGGCAGATTCGCCCACCTCTCGATCGCCTCGATGTGTCCCCTGATCCAGCGGTCGCGCCCCGCCTTTTCC